TATCAATTCTCTTGTGACGCTTACGGAGGATAAAAACGAACTCTTCCAGAGCAACCAGACGATCCGTGTACTGGATCAGATCGCGATGGATATCGCATCACTGTTCAACACGAAGTATCACGGCAAGGTTCAGAACAATGAATCTGGTCGTGTCAGCTTATGGAACGATATTGCATCGCATCATAAGCAGTTAGAGCAGCTTGGAGCAATCGAGAATTTTTCGGAGGATGATGTTGTGGTTTCCGCCGGAAGCGAGAAGCGCGGCGTGTACGTGGAAGATAAGGTGACGATCGTCAATGCAATGTCACAGCTGTATATGACGGTTGTGATCGAGTAGGAGGTAAAGAGATGTTTAACGCTTATATGAATGAACAGGATGTGCCGTCTGCAAAAGAGGCGGAAGCTTTTGTCACGGTTGGCGAACAGCGGTATAATCTGCTGAACGCAAAGAATTTTGAGGGCAAGGCAAACATCAGCACCAAGGAGATCCCGGTGCTGGGAAAGATCATTTCCGGCAGGAAGCCGACCGGAATGGTCGTGCAGGCAAAAATGACGGTCTACAAATGCTCGGAGATGTTTGACCGGATCGTAACAGAGTACAAAAATACCGGTCATCTGCCGGTGTTTGAATTGCAGACAACAAACAATGATGCGGCTACCTGCATGGGGCGCAGTACAAAGGTTTATCACAACTGCGTGATCGACGGAGATGTGCTGCTGTCAATGTTTGATGCCGAGGGTGGATTTGTCGAGCAGGAGATCAATTTCTATGCTGCGGATTATTCCAGCCCGGAATCCTACAAGGAGCCGTCCTACCTGTAACAAGTCAACGGCGGCGGGAGACTGCCGCCAATTAAGAGAATGAGGAGAAAAACATATGGGAAATTTAAAAGCATTTTTGAAACAGAATAAGAAAGCCAAAAAGACAACGCAGTTTGCTGCCACAAAGTCACTGTGTGATGAGAACGGTGATCCGTTACTCTGGACGATCAGACCTCTGTCCACAAAAGAATCTGCGGCAATCCGGGATGAATGTACGATTGAGGTGCCGGTAACCGGCAAGCCTGGACTGTATCGGCAGAAGGTTAATACGGATGAGCTTCTGAGAAAAATGATTTGCGCCGCGGTTGTGGAGCCGGATCTGCACAATGCAGAACTGCAGGATTCCTATGGCGTTATGAGCGCAGAGGCATTGATTGTGGAAATGGTCGACAACCCGGAAGAGTTCGGTGAGCTTGCCACATTCGTGCAGGAATACAGCGGCATCGATGAGACACTGCAGGAGAAGGTTGACGAGGCAAAAAACTAATCAATGGCGGCGACGGTGAAGCGGCATATGCGCATTATTGCTTGCAGAAGTTTCACTGGCTGCCGTCATTCTTTTCTGAATTGGATCGGAATGAGAAAGCTTTTGTGATTGCGTCCATAGATCTTCGGGTCGAGGAAGAGAAGCGCAAGGCAAAAGAAATCCAGAAGTAGGAGGTGAGAGGATGTCAAGTATTCAGACTGCGATAGAGTTGTCGGACCGTATGTCTGCGCCGCTCTACAATATCTGTACGGCGGTGAATATGGTGATAAGCAACTTTGAAGCGCTGGAATATGCATCAAGCACCGCGATTGATACGTCGTCGATGGAAGAGGCGCGGCAGATGCTTGCCGATGGTATGGTGGGTTTACAGGACATCACAAGCGCTACGGAGAGCGCGCGCCGGAAACAGGAGGAATACAACCAGAAGATACAGGCTGGATCACAGCATACGGATGTTCTCTTGAATAAGGTAAAATCGCTTGTCGGAGCGTATGTTGGCATTTCTACGGTAAAAAACGCACTGGATCTGTCGGATGAACTTACGCAGACCACGGCGCGCCTTGATATGATGGTGTCGCAGTATAATGCTTTGAATGGGACGATGCAGACGACAGATGAACTCTCGCAGATGATTTTCCTGTCGGCGCAGAATTCCAGGGCGTCTTATATGGATACGGCCGCATCGGTGGCGAAACTCGGAAATAATGCCCGGGATGCTTTTGCATCGACCGGCGAGATTGTGCAGTTCGCGGAGCTGGTAAATAAGCAGTTTACGATAGCCGGGGCATCGGCAACAGAATCGTCCAATGCGTTTTTACAGTTGACACAGGCGTTAGGGTCTGGCGTGCTCCGTGGCGATGAGTTGAACAGTATCTTCGAGCAGGCGCCGAACTTGATCCAGACTGTGGCTGATTACATGGATGTTCCAATCGGTAAGATCCGGGAAATGGCATCAGATGGACAGATCACCGCGGATATTGTAAAGAACGCAATGTTTGCGGCGGCAGATGATATTGATGCAAAATTTAACTCGATGCCACTGACCTGGGGGCAGTTGTGGACGCAGTATTCCAACTTGGCGTTAAAAACATTTCAACCGGTACTACAGCGGTTGAATGAGATGGCAAACGATCAGCATATGCAAACGGCATTGACCGGAATTATGAATGCCCTGTCCGGGGCGGCAACGATCGCTTTGAATGTGATCGATGTAATGGTAACGGGCGGGGCGTATATCGTGGACAACTGGTCAATGATCGCACCAGTTATAGGCGGAGTAGCGGCGGCGCTGGCAATTTATAACGGCGCTCTTCTGCTTCATAATGCGTATGAAGCTGCGTCAAATGGGTTGAAGATGATCGCTGCAATAAGATCTGTTGCGCACGGAACCGCGACAGCAGCAGAAACAGCGGCTACGACTGGTGCATCTGCCGCGCAGATTGCATTTAATGCTGCGCTATATGCTTGTCCGCTTACATGGATTGTACTTGCCATAATTGCAGTTATAGCGGCAATATATTTGGTTGTTGCTGCTATTAACAAGGTTCAGGGAACAACCTATAGTGCCACAGGCGTAATATGTGGTCTGGTAGCAACGGCAGGAGCATTTATTGTGAATACGGGCGTAGGGCTATTAAATGGACTGATACAGCTCATATGGAGTATTTTTGTCGAACCGTTTTTAGGTATTGTTGAATGGGTGCTCAATGTTACAAATGGAGGATTTGACAGCTTTGGCGGAGCGGTTGCAAATCTGATCGGAAATATTATTTCATGGTTTTTATCGCTTGGCGAGGTTGTCACCAAGATTATTGATGCGATTTTCGGAACAGATTGGACAGCGGGTCTTAATGCGTTACAGAACAATGTGCTTGCGTGGGGGAAAAATGAAAATGCAATCACGCTTGACAGGGAAGCGCCCACAATCGCTTATCGTGCAAGTTACAGTGATGCCTATAACAAGGGATATGATTTCGGGCAGGGCGTAGAGAACAAGATTTCCGACTTCTTTGGTGGTATTAAGGATCTTGGAAACAGCGGAGACACCGGAGCATTAGGCAGTTATGGAGCCGCATCTGATATGGCTGCGAATGTTGCCAACATAGCAGGTGATACATCGAGTATCTCGGATTCGTTGGATGTGTCGGAAGAGGATCTGAAGTATCTGCGAGATATTGCGGAGCAGGAAGCAATCAATCGCTTTACGACGGCGGAAATCAAGGTGGATATGTCCGGTATGAGCAATACTGTGCATAATACCAATGATCTGGACGGCATTGTGGACGGATTGACCACGCGAGTATTGGAGGCGATGGAAATAGTCCGGGATGGAGCCTAAATATCGACAAACGCAGAAGGGAGGTGTATAATAATTTCACAAATTATTAGGGAGGAACTATTATGGGGTTATTTGGTAAGAAAGATCAAACTAAGGAATATACAGATATCGTGCATGTTGTAGGGTTGCCAATCCCAGAAAATTGTAAATGCAAAGTTATGCTTAAAACTCAGGAAATGGTAATTTCCGGGGCTGGGACAGAAATGACATTATTGTATGAGAAAATACATAATGTTGATTTTCAGATGGATATTGATGAAAGCATATATCAGAAAAGCAGTTTGGCGAAAGGAATTGTTGGAGCAGCAACTTTTGGAGTGGCAGGAGCGGTGCTTGGTTCTGCACCAAAGACAAAAACAAAACGTGAGGTAAAATGCTATGCAATTGTGAAATATCAAAATGCAGATGGTGAAGCACAGACGTTTGTTTTAAAAGATGAATATCCTAATACTCAAAAATGTGCAAAGCTGATAGAGCAATTAAAACCCAAAATTACAGCTAGGATGAATAGAGTGGAATTATAAAGATAGAGAATCCCCGCTTACATAACGTAGGCGGGGATTTTTATACTATTCTTTGTTAAGAATATGTGGAGCTGTTGGAATACTTTCCACTATGCCTTTAAATGTTGTTTGAATGATTTGTAAGGCAGAGTTTTTTAGATCCTCAATGGTAATTGGTATTTTTTGACCGTTAGGGTCGACATAGTAAGGAGGATAATTACTCCAATCTGCGGTGGTGTAAACATAATAAGAATTGATTTGCAACATGAGAGTGGGAAATTGTGGATGTTGCATAATGGCTTCTAAATAATCCAGTTCTGTAATATCGTCGGGATAATCATCGTCAGGATTCCCGGCGAGGGATTTTAAAACATCAATAGTTTTTTCATCAATGCCAAGGGTGGTGGAGATGGATTTGTGTTCAGGGAGTTTATAATCATCTTTCCCTACAAGATAATCAACAGATACATCGAAAAACTCAGACAGTAGTACGAGTGCTTCAATGCTTGGTTCTCTTTCGCCGCGTTCGTATTTGCTTAAGGTCGATTCTTTAATATTTAGTTCAGTGGCGAGAACTTTGATTGTAAGACCTTTTTCAAGGCGTAGTTCACGTATTCGAGTTAGAATCATAGTATCACCGTCCTTTTTGTACTTTTATTATAGGTTATATATTAAAAAAAGTAAATCAGCATTGACAAAAAGTACATGACGTATTATTATAAATGCAGAAATAGTACAAAACGTACTGCACTGGAGGTGAAAATATGAAACGTTTAGTAGTTGATATGGACGAAAGCTTGCATACCGCCATCAAGATTGAGGCATTGAAGCAGGGAACGTCAGCAAAGAAACTCGTAACAGAAATGATTGAGAAGTATTTGCAAACAAGAAAAGAGCAAACACGGTAACTTTGGCGAGTGCGTGTTTACTCTCACAACTGGAAATAAGTGCAAGCACTATTTCTATGTGCATTGTAGCTTATTTCCGTGGAAAAGTCAATTTTTGAAGAAAGGAAATAGTTAGCAATGAATGATTTAACAGTAATTGAAAATGAGTTAGTACCGGTATATGAGACGAGCACTGGGGAAAAGGTAGTGTATGGTTCGGAACTTCATGAAGTTCTTGGAGTAAGAACACCATATAAGGATTGGTCATCACGGAGATTATTGGATGTGGATGCTATTGAGAATGAAGATTTTGAAGCCGCTCAAATTTGCGCACCTTCCGGTCAGACCAAGAAAGATCACATCATCAGACTTGACACCGCAAAGGAAATGGCAATGCTTGAGCGTAACGAAAAAGGCAAGCAGGTGCGCAGGTATTTCATCCAGGTAGAGAAGAAGTTCAAGGCAGGCAAGACAAGCAAAAAGGTGCAGAGCGAGAAGAAAGAGAAACTCCCGTCCGTAAATATGATGGTGAAGAACATCAAGGAAGCCTTGCACGATGCCGGAGTGGATTCCAAGTACATAGCTGCTGAAGTGGTAAGGATCTATTCCGATTCCGGTTATCCGGTCAATGCCCCGGTAATCTCTGATACACCGAAACTGTGGGATTGTACCACTATTGCAAAAGAAATTGGTATCTATTCGGAATCCGGCAGACCGCATGACAAGGCGGTGAGCGCGATCATCCAGAAGCTTGACATCTTCACGGATGAAGTCGTGAGGACGGCATACAGCCGGAACGGGCACGACGGTGTTACGGTTCAGTATAAGGACAGCGTTTTCCAGAAAGTAGTGGAATGGTTGCAGGAGAACGGTTATCCGACAGTCATCGAACTGGAACTTGCAAACGGCAATGTGAATAAGTGCCGGGTAGTGTACGGGGAGGTGGCTTAATATGGATAGGATAGAATTAAGTGGCAAATTACTGGAAGCGATGGTGGCACTTGAAAAGGCAAAAGTGGTTCAGAATGATTTGCGTGAGGGATATTTTGAAAATGCTGAGCCAGAAGAATGTATGTTGAAATTTTATTATAATGACGCGAGCGCCAGATGTTGTATCATAGGTGATTATTTACAACAAATAGAAGAGACTTTAGGCAGTATTTGTAAAATAGTAGCATAAGGTAATTAGAGAGCTTGGAAACAGGCTCTCTTTTTATATATTATTTTTAATAGGAAAGGAGGAATGACCGTGGCATACAGATTGTATATGGATGGTATTTTATTTCCTGTTACGCCGTCCAAGATCACCATGAAAATCAACGGCAAAAATGAAACGGTCACACTGATCAATGAGGGGGAAGCCAATATTTTAAAAAGCCCCGGTCTGACGGACGTGGATTTTGAGCTGCTGCTTCCGGCTGTACAGTACCCGTTTGCGGTGTACCCGAGCGGATTCCGCCCGGCAAAATACTATCTGGACAAGCTGGAGGCACTGATGAGCGCCAAGAGTGCATTTCAGTATGTAGTCACGCGAACGGATGGAACGAATCAGCGTCTGTTTGATACCAGCATGAAGGTATCGATTGAAAGTTACGACATCGTGGAGGATGCGGGGGAAGGGCTGGACGTAACGGTAAAAGTGAAGCTCCGGCAGTACCGGGAGTTTACAACCAAGGCGTGTACGATTGACATTTCGCTTCCGAAGCCGAGAGCTGCAATGCAGGCAGCAAGAGCGGCATCATCCAACGCGCCGTCCGGCGGGTCTTACATGGTGAAAAAGGGGGATTGCCTGTGGAAGATTGCAAAGCAGTATTATGGGAACGGAAGCAAGTGGGGAACGATTTACAATGCCAATAAGTCGGTGATCGGCGGGAATCCGAATCTGATCTATCCGGGGCAGGTACTTGCCATTCCGGCGGCGTAGGAGGGACATATGTACGAGTTATTGATACAGCATGATAGCACGGCGTATATGCCGCCTGTGAAAGAAGAAGTGAAGGTTACGACGGAGCGGCAGATCAGCCCCGGAGTGCTCGAATTCAGCTTTGTGGACACTGGAATCAACATTGGAAATGGTGATCCGGTTCGGTTCAAGGATGCAGATGGAAAAGAAGTGTTCTATGGATTCATTTTTCGCATGAAACGCGATCGCAGTAACATTGTGACGATTACGGCATATGACCAGATCCGGTATCTGAAGAATAAGGATACGCTCGTATATGAGAATAAGACGGCGGATGGTGTGGTGGCGCTGATCGGTGAGAAGTATGGATTTAACATCGGTACACTTGCCAATACGGTGTGGGTGATCGCGTCGCGGGTGGAAGATAATGTGTCGTTGCTTGATATGATCAGTAATGCCCTGGATCAGACGTTGCAGAATACGGGGGACTTGTACATCCTGCATGACGATTTTGGAAAGCTGAATTTGTCTTTCCTCGGTGATATGTATGTGCCGATCATGATCGATGCGGAAACTGGCCAGAATTATGACTATGAGTCTTCCATCGATGAAAATACCTATAACCGGATCAAACTGGTTTATGACAATGAGGATGCCGGGAAGCGGGAGGTTTATATCGCACAGGATTCATCCAATATCAACAGGTGGGGGATTTTACAGTATTTTGATGCGCTGCAAAAGGGAGAAAACGGGCAGGCAAAGGCGGACGCGTTATTACAGCTTTACAATAAGGAGACGCGGACGCTGACAATCAAGGATGCCGCCGGAGACTCCCGGGTGCGCGGTGGATCGCTCGTTGTGGTGCAGCTTGATCTCGGCGACGTGAAGCTTCAGAATCTCATGTTGGTAGAAAAATGCGTTCACAAGTACGGCGAGAGCAAACACACGATGGATTTGACAGTATCGGGAGGTGATTTTAGTGCATGACGCAAATGATTTTGTCCGGGCGGTGCAGCAGGTATCGACGAATGCGAATGATGCCGGGTATCCGGCTACGGTGATGTCCGGGACGGTAACATCTTCCAGCCCTTTAAAAATCAAAATCGAACAGAGATTTGAGATCAGCGGAAGCATGCTGATTCTGCCGGAACATTTGAAAGAACGTGAAATCAAGGTGACAGTAAAGCCGACGCATACCGAGGACGGCGGTACGCCGGAGCATAACCATGAATATGGCGGCGAATTAACGGTGACGGTACATAGCGGTCTGAGTATTGGTGACAGCGTGCAGGTGGTCCGGCAGCAGGGCGGGCAGAAATATCTTGTAATCGGGAAGGTGGTGTAAGCATGATACCGGTATCAAACCAGTTGAAAAACGTCGAAGTGGTAGAACAGCCGTCCCTCTGTCCGAGAATGATCGTGGAAAGTGAACGGATCATAGGGCAGTGCGATGATGTCGAAGCTATTAAGCAGGCGATCTATAACATTCTGAATACCGAGCGGTATCAGTATATTATTTTTTCGTGGGACTATGGTGTGGAGCTTAAGGACCTGTTCGGAAAACCAATCGATTATGTTATGCCGGAGGTAGAGCGGCGCATCACGGAGGCTCTGGTGCAGGATGACAGGATTGATTCATGCGACAGTTTTGAGTTTGAGAAAAAGGGAAGAAAATTGCTGGTTACGTTCGTTGCACATACGAAATTTGGAAGCGTTCCGGCACAGAAGGAGGTGGATGTATAAGTGTACGAGGAGCAGACGTTTGATGCAATTATGCAGAGGATGCTTGAGCGCATTCCGGATACGCTGGATAAGAGAGAAAGCAGTCCTGTATATATGGCGCTTGCACCGGCGGCGGTCGAATTGGCATCATTGTATGTTGGATTTGATTGCATGCTGGCGGAGACATTCGGCGATACAGCATCGCGGGAGTACCTGATCCGGTTATGTGCGGATAGGGGTATCACACCCAAGACAGCTACTTATGCGGTACTGGAATTAGAGACGGATGTGGAGGTACCGGTCGGAACACGGTTTACCGGCGGGGATCGCATTTATAAGGTAACTGCAAGCGGACAGGTAACCTGTGAGCAGCCGGGGGCTGCCGGGAACGAATACCTGGGGGATGTTATCCCGGTGGAGTATGTGATGGGTCTTACAACGGCAAAACTTACGCGAGTGTTAATCTACGGAGAGGACGACGAGGATACCGAAACTCTTAGATTGCGGTATCAGGAATCTTTCAATGAACGGGCTTTTGCCGGGAATGCAAAGGACTATCATGACAAAACACTGGGAATAGCAGGAGTTGGCGCTGTTAAAGTGATCCGGGCATGGAATGGTCCGGGAACGGTCAAACTTGTGATTTTAGACAGTGTTTTCGGAAAGGCAACGGATGTATTGATTCAGACGGTGCAGAAAGAATTTGATCCGAATAAAGACGGGCATGGCGATGGTCTTGCACCGATCGGGCACGCGGTGACAGTTGACACCGCATCCGAAGTCACTGTTAATATTGCGGCGACGATAACCTATGATAACGGATACGACCTTAATACCTGCAAGCCCCAGATTGAGACAGCCATAGAGGAGTATTTTGCCGGACTTAGAAAGAACTGGGAAAATCAGTCAAAACTGGTTGTGCGGATTGCGTCTATTGATGCAGCGATCATGGGAGTGAAAGGCGTGGTAGATGTGACCGGTACAACACTTAACGGCGGGGGAAACGTCGAATTAACAGAATATGAGATCCCGGTACTGGGGGTGGTTACTTATGGCTGATCGTTATATCAATCTTAAGGAACTGCTCCCTTTGTATTTGCAGGCGTATAAGGAACTTGCCGCACCTATGGATGCTGAAACACCGGAGTTCCAGATAATTGAGGCGGAACATAACAGGATCATTGCCAACCGCTATATCGTGACCTGCGATGAGGAGGGCATTGTTCGGTACGAGCAACTCATGGGAATCCAGCCCAAGGCAGATGATACGTTGGAAGACCGGATTTTCAGATGCATAACAAAGTGGAATGTGTGTCTGCCGTACAATTATGCTTTCCTCAATCAGAAGCTAAAGGAACTATGCGGAGCTGAATATACGCTGGATCTGGACATTGCCGGCCAGACCGTAACGGTTAAGGTAGGACTTGCGCAGAAGAATCAGTATGATGTGGTCGCGGAAATGCTGGAAGAGATAGTTCCATGCAACTTACAGTTGAAGCTTTCTTTACTGTACAATCAGTACCGGACGCTCAAACCATATCCACATATTATTCTGGCGCAGTTTACACATTGGGAATTGCGGAATTTGAGCATCCCCCGGAATTTAAGTGCTGCGGTAGAGAATATAGCGGCGTATACAGTGGATGATCTGGCACGCTTCACAGTGGAAGAGGTTGCGGATATAGGAATCAGAAAGAAGGTATGAGATGAAACTTACGGATTTATTCAAATTCAAGCTGTTTGAGAGAAAAGACACTGCGGATCTGGCGGTGGTCAATGAGAATTTCCAGACGGCGGAGAGCGAGATTGACAAGCGGCTGCTCAAAACTGCGGTGCAGAACACGAACACAGTCACAGAAGCGGGATATGCACTGGATGCCAGACAGGCGAATCCGAATGTTAAGGGATCGCTGGCTGAACTGATTGCGGCGTTGAGCGAAACGTTGACAAGTCATAAAAGCTCTGGCGATCATGATAGTAGATATTACACAATAACAGATATGAATACGATGCTTGCCAGAAAAGCTGATAGCGAGCACAACCATGACAAGGTGTATTATACAAAAGCATTTGTTGATGGTCTGCTTGCGTTGAAAGCAGACCTTACACATTATCACGATAACAGGTACTATACTGAAGCGGAGACGGATGCAAGAATGGCAAAGGCAGCTCGATATGTGGGCTTATATGAACAGGAGATTACGTTGGCAGCGGGCGGGGAATTTTACCAGGCAATTCCAAGTACGTATCAGAATGGGGGATATATTTATTTTATAAACTGCTCGGGTAACTCGTTGAATTTCACGGCCAACATGGAAGGATATAATATGGCTGTGAAGAATAGGGGCGCAAGTACGCTGGCAACTCGAGTGCAGGTGTATTTTTTTAGCATTGGCGTATAAATCAAGAAGAAAGGGAAAAAGTATATGAAGTTGAAAACCTCAAAAGACACTTACGAAATTGTAAGTGCAAACCATGAAAACGGAAAATTGAATATTGTATTTGAAAACCAGTCCTGCGAATCTTTGCAGGATATTTTTTCGGTCAAAAATGATCTGGCACGGCTGGAGATTTATGATCATGATGAGCGGACCAGCATTATCACTGAGTATGTGGTGCTTGAACGTGTGGTGCTTGAGGATAATCATGCGACGGTAGTTCTCGGAAGAGAAAGTGATGACTATTCGCAGCGCGTCACGGATCTGGCATCAAAACTTGCGGAGGCATCGGCAACCGCATCGGAGATGGCGGAAACAGTTACCGCGACAAATAAGACGGTTGATGGAAATACAACCGATATTCAGAAGCTTGCTGCCGACATGGATTATCTGGCTATGCAGATGGAGGTGACATTGGATGAGTAAACATTATGAAAAGGTAAAAGGGTATTATGACAAGAATCTTTGGAGCAAAACCCGTGTGTACAATGCGGTAGGAAAGTGGATCACAGCCGGGGAATATGAGGAGATCACAGGGGAGACATATGAGGAACCGGCGAAGAAAAGTGCCGAGGAAGATACAACTATGATGTAGGAGGAGAATCATGAAACAGACGGAGAATTATGGCTTTAACGTACCGGAGGAACATGAATTTTATGATGTTGCAGTGCAGAACGAGAACTGGGAGAAGTTTGCTTATGTGTGATAAAGAAGTAATAGAAGTATAAAAAATTTTGCCGTTCCTATCCGGCACTTGCGCAGGGTGTCGGATAGGTCGGGCTTTATTCTTCGGGCAAGTCAATCTTGCCTACAAAGCTGTAATAAATATCAATGCGCTGGC